AAGAGAGTTCTTCAAAGTTGGCGGGATGGAATATTGCTGCAGGTCCAAATGCAACGACTGCAACGTCCAACACTGGTGCGATGGGACTATTCGTATCTGAGGTTGATGACAGCAACATCCTAGCAACCGCAGCTGCTAGTCTTCAAAACGAATTGCCAACACCAACAGCAGCAGGACTTGGATTCAACGATGCAATGCTGACGACAGGTAACGGTGGTAGTGATTTAGTACAAGGTACCACAGACCATATTACATTGGAGATTCAATATCTAGACACAACAGACCCAACAGCAAGCATTACAATTGAATTTTTTGATTCTGCCAACAATAACGCATCTACTGGAAATGCGAACATCGACGTTGACTTAAATTCGGCAGCGAATGCAGCAGACATCAATAACCTTGTTAAGTCAGCCTTAGATACATTCTTTGCAGATCCAGCAAATAGTGCACTTGTTGCAACCTCCTTCGCGCATACACAAGCAAACTCAGGAGACCCAATCGACATCACTTTAGACGTCCAAGGTGGCTCTGGTAACACACGAACAATAACAGCCACAGGTGCTCTTGGTGGCGCTTCTACAGCAATCGCTCAAAACATTATCTCATATGATGCAAATGATGATACCAACTTCGCTAATGTTTCTTCTAGAACATTCTCTGGTGGTGCAAGCACATCAGAAGGAAATGGAACACTCGCGGCCATCATCTACACCGATGGAGCTAGCGTTACTTTGACTGGTGATAGTTTTGATCCAAACATAATAAGTGTTGCCACTGCGGCAGAACGCTTCACTCGACAGAACGCATCCGGAGATTGGACCATCGACATTTCCGACGGGAACAACACAGACACATTTGCTTTCAACTTCAATTATGGAGATGCAAGTAATATTCGTAACGTTCTAAATACAGACCCAACCCTTATCACCGATGGTGCAGGTAGTAACAACTTAAAATACTTCCTAGGAGAGTCTTTCGAATACAACGTTGAAGAGATGCTCGACACTTCGAAAACTTTAGTAGCTTGGATTGCACACATTGACCCAGGTGCAGGTTCTTTTTCAAACCACAATCAGCAACTAACTGCTGCGAAAACTGGTTGGTTCATTGGAACAGAAGCATCGCAACAAAAGAAATTGTTTCGCTTTGAAGCTTTAGATGAAGGAAGCGATTTCCACAAGAACTATGTTATCCGAATCAAAGATTTGAAAGAGCCATCTCGAGTTAATACTGATGCAACATTTACGGTAGAACTAGCTGGAGTTGGTCAAAAAGCTTCTCAATATGTAGAAAAGTTCACCGGGTGTAACCTAAATGTAGACTCTACTGGCTATATCGGTAAGAAAATTGGAAACTTAAAGCTTGAATGGAATGTTAGCAAGAGAAAACAAATTACATCAGGCATATACAACAACGTTTCAGACTATATTCGAGTTGAGATTGCATCTTCCGTCAATGGTTCCGACTTGCCTGTTGGTTTTGTAGGACCTGTAAATGCTGGTGATTTTGAATTTTCAGCAGATAATACCGACGACACACTAGAGTGGATGAAAGGAAAAGGCACATTACAGGCCTCAACCCCAACGGCAACTAACCTTATCAGTGGAGCATTTGGCTTTGGATACACAGCACAATTAAAGTGGCCAACTCATGAGCTTTCAACAGAAAACACTTATATACGCAGAAACAAAAACTATCCCGCAACATTCTTGCATGGTTTATCGTATTATGCACAAGCTGGTGATCAATATTTTGGAGATATCGGATATGCAAAAGCAGATATCGAACCTCACTTAGAAGAAGGTGGACTATTAACATATGCATCTTATATATTCTCTCTTGAATATCTAGCAACTGACTCTCTTGGCGCATATTATCATGACGATGCCTTGGCTGGTACTTCTAATCTTGCTAACGTTAGCGATCTTATTACAGCAGGAGCTAAGCAGTTTGCAGCACCATTTTTCGGTGGGACTGACGGTGTAGATATCACTGTTGAAAACCCATTTAATGATGCACAGTTGATTGCAGGTGGTTATGCAGAATACTCTCTAGAGGCAGCACTATCACAAGTATCAGATTCAGACATTATTCGATACGATATGATTTCTATTCCAGGAGTTACTGCTACAAACATTACTCAAGACTTAATCTCAATGGTTGAGAGTCGTGGTGATGCATTGGCTATTGTTGACTTGGCAGGTATTTACCAAAGCAAAGAAGACCATGGTACCACACTGCAAGGCGGAAGCGTAAACAGCATCATTAGCGAAGTCGAAAGCGGCTTTAATTCTTCTTATGCTGCTACTTATTTTCCGAATGTTCGCATCAAAGATGTGTCCAACGGTAACGACTCAGTATTGATGGCGCCGCCATCGGTTGCTGCCATCGGCGCAATCTCTAAGTCCGAGTCCGTCTCTCAACCTTGGTTCGCACCTGCAGGCTTTAACCGTGGAGCATTGGCTCCTCTAGGTGGACCAGGCGGAGCATCAGTTGTTGGAACTCTAGAGCACTTAAACAAGGCAGATCGCGATGCACTGTATGACGTCAACATCAACCCTATTGCTCGCTTCCCTGCTACTGGTGAAACTGTCATCTTTGGCCAAAAGACTCTTCAGCAGACACCATCTGCTTTGGATCGCATCAACGTTCGAAGAATGATGATTCACCTAAAGAAGCGTGTTGGCGATATTGCAAATACAATCTTGTTCGAGCAAAGCGTTGGAGCAACATTCAGTAAGTTCAAGTCTAGAGTTGAGCCAGTTTTGCTCACTCTTAAAAACGAGTTTGGTGTTTCTGAATATAAAGTAATTTTAGACGAAACAACAACAACACCGGATCTTCAAGATCGAAATATTATGTACGCAAAAGTGTTTGTAAAGCCGGCTAGAGCTATTGAGTTCATTGCTGTTGACTTTGTTATCACTCAAAGTGGCGTTGAATTTTAATAAACACTATTTACTAGTAAACAGGAGAAATACAAAATGGGATTTTGGACAGACAATACAACAGAGCCTAAAAGAAACTTTCGATGGCGTGTGAGAATGGCGAATATCAACAGTGGCACTAGTCCATTGGGTACCTTAGACGGGGTAACTAATGATGTACTGTGGTGGGCGAAGACAGTTGATACACCTAGTTACAACATTACAGATGTTACTCACTCATTTTTTGATAATGAATATAAGTTTCCAGGCAGAGTTCAGTGGCAAGATGTCAGCATGACATTGGTAGATCCTATTTCTCCAAACGCAGTTTATATTACTAACCAAATTGTTCTAGCTTCTGGATATAGTATTAAGGGTTTAACTGAAATAAATGCGAAGCCCACATCTATAACCAAGTCAGGTGCAAATGCGGCCGTTGGTGATGTAACTATAGAAATTCTCAGCGGTACAGGCGAGATTGTAGAAGCATGGCAAATGATGCACCCATTCATTACTTCTGCTAAGTTTTCAACACTAGATTATACCAATGATGATATGAGAACTATTGATCTAACTTGGAAATACGACTATGCCGTTTGCACATCTAAGGATGTATCTGGTTCACCGTATGGTAATGGTGAGCAATTCAAGGCCTAACGAGAGGTGATAGATGTCCTCTTTTTGGACCGACGGAGCAGAACCCAAACGCACTTATCGCTTTAGAGTATCATCTGATGGCGATATTGGTTTGGGTGGTGATGGAAAAAGCTATTGGTGGAATATAAAAAAGGTTGATAAACCTTCTTTTAACATTAGTTCAAGCAAATATCGCCTTATAAACCACGAAATAAATATCCCAGGCATCGCAGTGTGGAACCCAATTAACATTGAACTGGTTGATGTTGGCGGGCAAGTAGATGCACTGCTTAAACACCTAGGTGCTTCTGGTTATAGTCCCAAAGATCTAAGTAAAGATAGTGGAATTGCGAAGTCACATGGTGGCTTACTTGCAAACCTTACAATAGAACAATTGAATGGCTCTGGTGAGCCTTTGGATAGTTGGTTGCTCGAAGGAGCATTCATAACGGATGTCAAGTTTGGCAATCTTGATTATACATCGGACGAGCTAGTAGTAGTAACCCTAACAATAACATATGACCACGCTTACTTATCTAGCTCGAACGGTGGCGATAATACAACGCCACCTGCGGCTGTGACGGATTAACAATACAATGGAGAAATAATGAGTAGAAACTCAGACCGGCTTGGGCTTAACAGCCAGCCAGAAAGCGGAGAAGCACCGCCACAAATGTTTAACCCACTAAGCTTTACAGCCCCAACAGAGTTTGTAAATCTGCCTTCGAAAGGCGTGGGGTATCACAAAGAACATCCTTTGCATGGAAAAGAATCTTTAGAAATTAGATACATGACAGCAAAAGACGAAGACACTCTTTCAAACCAGTCTCTTATAAAAAAGGGCGTCGCCCTAGAGAGGTTGCTTGAAAACATCATCATAGGGGCCAACATTGACCCTCTAACGCTTCTTATAGCGGACCGTAACGCAATACTCATCCAAGCTCGCGGAACGGCATATGGCTTTGACTATGAAGGTCGTGTGACATGTCCAAACTGTCAAACCAGCAATACGATAATGTTCGATTTAAGAGAACCAACCATTGTAGGTGGATATAATGAAGACCAGAACACTGTTCGGATATCTGACGATGGACTGTTTGTTACGACATTACCGTTCTCAAAGTTCAATATCAAGTTTCGACTAGCTAATGGAATTGAAGAAAGCAAAATTGCTCAGATATTAATCAACGAAAAGAAAGAGTTCTCAATATCTGAACAATATAAGGAAATGATATTATCAATTGAGGGACATACTGACCAAGACGTAATAAACCAATTTGTTGATAACATGCCAATGGCAGACTCTGCTCATTTTAAAGCGTGCTTGAAACATGCATCTCCGTCTATCGACATTTCTGAAGTGCTTACATGTAAGAATTGCTCTCACGAGCAGGAGGTACAGGTTCCATTCGGGACCGACTTTTTTTGGCCTAACTCCTAAGGCGATGGAAGGCATCTATGAAGGGTTCTTTATTTTAAAGCATTTCGGTGGATGGTCTTTTACTGAGATTCATTCGCTACCAATCGGTTTGAGAACTTGGTTCATCGAAAGGTTGAAGAAGCAGTTCGAAGATGAAGCAAAAGAAATGAAGAAAGCCCAGAAGCGATAAACACGCTCTGGGTTTTGCTACTTGAACTATTTAGTTCATAATACGAGGGGTTGCACATGTCTGATGACAAGAAGAAGGGTAAAGAAGGTGGAGACATATCAGTAGAGGCTTTGAAGAAAGCCATCAAAGGACTCAAAGATCAAGAAAGGAAAGAGTTGCTAGCCGCACTTGGTGCTTCTGGTACTGGTTCTTTCATAACAGATAGCGATGTTAAAAAAGCTGATGACTATAAAAGAGTTATTCAGGCAACAGCAGCAGCCATGGGAGACATGGCAACGGCTGCAACTGCTCAACAAGCCCTTTTGGAGTCAGACTTTTTAAAACAAATAGAAGATATGTATAAAGATGATTCTCTTGTAGATCTCGAAAAGAAACTCGACGATGCCAGAGAGGCTATGGAAAAGTTCAAGGAGGGCGATGAAGGTGCATTAGGTGGACTATCGGGCCTAATGCCAGACGAGGCATTGAAAAGACTGCAGACCGGACTCTCACAGACCCAACTTCTAATAGAAGCACAAGAGGCATATGGAAAACAAACAGATACTGTTGCTAAAGGTATAGGAAAATTGTATGGCTTAACAGATCAGTACTCAACAAGCACTCTAGGAAGTTTGGTAGAATTATCTGCAGCCTTTAAAGAGGGTGGAAAACAATCTGCGTTGGCCTCTTTGGCACTTCGAAATTCTTTAAAGAAAATATTTAATATGGGAAATATTGGACTCAATATGCTCAATGGGATAAAATCCGTTTCTTCCAAAATGTTCACCAACTTTGATAATGCTCAAGCTGCTCTCGCAAAGTCGACTGCTCAAGGTGACAAGTTTAGAGGAGTTCTTTATGACATGGGTCGTGAAGGAAATAGTTTCGGAATCACAATGGCCAACGCGGGTGAGGCAATCGGAACCATGGTTTCACAAACATCGAATTTTACCTCAATGTCCAAGTCGCAACAAGCAAGTATCGGCTTGACGGTTGCCAAAATGGAAAAGTTAGGTGTTGCAACAGCAGATTCCGCTGCCATATTTCAAAACTTCAACCAAGGTTTGGGAATGACCGCCAATGAGTCTATTGCAATGCAGACCGAACTAGCCATGGCTGGGCAGTCGATTGGTATCAGTGCATCAAAAATTACAAAAGATTTCAATGCATCTCTTTCAACATTGATGGTTTATGGTAGAGAGTCGGTAGATGTATTCAAGGGTATCGCCGCAGCCGCCAAAGCTGCTGGTGTGGAAACATCAACGTTATTAAATATCGCCTCTAAGTTCGACACTTTTTCCGGCGCAGCAGAAGGAGCTGGTAAACTAAATGCTTTATTGGGAACTCAATTATCTACAACAGAAATGTTGTTGGCAACTGAGGATGAGCGTATACGCATGTTGGTCGAATCAGTCCAAGCTCAAGGCGTTGCTTTTCAAGACATGGACCGCTTCAGTCAGAAAGCAATCGCAAACGCTGCAGGCATAACAGATATGGCCGAGGCAAATAGAATATTTGGAATGTCGCTATCAGAATACGATGAGAACGAGAAGAAACTAAACGCATCCACAGCAGCACAAAAGAAGCTTGACGAAGCGGTTTCCAAAACAATACCGGTATTGGACAAATTCAAACTGCTCGGTGCAGAAATTGCCGTGTCTTTACAGCCTTTTCTAGAGACGCTTGAGGCAGCCGCTGATGGAATGATAAAATTGTTCCAAGGAATGGACAAAGATACCAAAGAAATGATAGGAAACATCATAGGACTTGTCGGCGCCATGTTGGCTTTGGTGCCAATTTTTAAAGCCGGTGGTGCATTGATGACCGGTCTCAAACTGGCTGGAGCAGTAATACTGCCTGGTGTGGGCTTAGGTGGTTCCGTTGCTGCAACAGGAATGACGGCTGCAGGAACCGCTGGTGCAGCTTCAGCACCGGGACTGGCAGCATTTGCAGGAAGTATGGCCCTAATTTCAATTCAAGTAATAGGCGTTGTTGCTGCCGTGGGTCTTGCGATTGCAGCCATTGCAATGCTGGTCCAGGCGTTTGGCTCGAGCGAGTTCGATTTCAAGACTGCAGAAGCAGAAGCAAAACTAAAAGGTTTCGAAGCAAGAACAGCCGAAGCGGCTGCTTCTATCGTAAATGGCCCACATGAAGCCGCAGTAGCGTCAGTCGCTGCCATTGTTGGGCAGATGACAAAATTATCGCAAGATGTCAAAGTAAGCTCAACAATTGAAAACCTAGCTCTAATTACGGCAGGCACATCCACCAGCATCACAGGAGAAAGAGTCTCTGCGTCTCAGACAAATGTAATGGCCAATGTTCAAAACTCTTTCGAAGGCTTAAATTTAAAAGTCAAGATTGGAGAGCGAGAGTTTGATGCATATATGGAAGAATCCTATCTTCCTAAAGTTCATGGAGCAACATAATGAATTTCAGAGATACGTACAAAGACAACAAAAAAGCAATACTAGAGATACGCTCAGCGCAAGACAAGAGCGTGAATGTTTCTTTTCCGGCATTTCTAACTTCATTCGGAAACAAGTTCAATTCTCAGTGGAGCGAAGAAGTTGTATATGGTAGACAAGATCCAATCGGAACTTTTCAGTCCACAAAGAGAACTATTAATGTGGGTTTTAATATTGTCTCCTATGACTTAGCTGATGCGAAAGTTAACATGAACAATATAAACAATTTAATAAAAATGCTATATCCTTCATATACCGACTCTACAGGTCAAGAAGGTGCCAAACTAAATGCGTTGGTGATGTCAAAAGCACCATTGGTTGAGCTTAAACTTGCGAATCTCATTCAAGAACAAAATGCGTATGACAACTTTTTGTTGGGATGGATTGGCTCATGGTCTGCCGACCCTGTTTTGGAAATGGGAATGTTCACAGACTCCGGCAAACTATATCCAAAAGTTTACAACGCGACATTAGATTTTACTCCACAACACAGGGTTGATTTGGCATTTAACAAACCAACAACTGGAGATAAAGCAAAGTTTCCATATGATGGAGGATAAATATGTCTAGATACAATTCAAGAACTCGCGGCATCAACAAGAATGAGCAGTGGGAAAAAATACTCGAAGAGAGAGGTGTCAAAGAAATCGAACAATATACGACGCCTAGATTAAAGAACCCAACAGAAGAGCAACTATCCAGAATTCAAACTCGAGACTATATCTGGAAAAGTGGCGATAGGCTTTGGAGGTTGTCTGCTAGAGAACTTGGAGACCCTCGTCTATGGTGGGTGCTAGCTAAACTAAACAACAAGCCTACAGAGGCATTATTCGAAGCAGGAGATATCGTGAAGATACCATTGAATATAGGAATTGCACTTGAGGTGCTAACATGAGCGCAGAAGATGGACAGATCACCAATGAACAGTTAAAAAACCTCATACGTATAGCTAAATCTTTAGCTCCAAATGAAGAACACAGAAACATGTGGGATCAAGCCTTGAAAATCACGGCAACCGCTGGTGCTGTCGGCGCTGTTGGTTTTTTATTACTTACAGTGATGACTGGAGGTGCATTCGGAGTTGCGACAGGTGTTGTGATGGGTTTAATTGGCGTCGCTTCTCTATTGGCGTCTCAGTTCTTTGATTTCGACACAGAAAAATTTATGTACGGTGGAAAGTCAACATTTATTAACAAAACGTTTTATGAACTTATATCTGCATTTCTTGCATCGTCAGAAAATGCGACTGGTAAAGACTACAATACAGCGATGAATATCATTAACGCAGCTGAAGCATACATAAATAACGATAGCATGTTGTACACAGAAGATGGAACTGCCTTTATTCCATTCCAGCCTGGGACTAATTTAACAACAATAATTAAAATAATAGAGGACCATGAGGTTGGTGAAGAAGATTTCAGCTATTATATGCTAGCACTAGGGCTTGAACTTTCTAGAAAAAGTAAGAAAATAGCATACGTTCAAGTGGACGGGGACTTCAGCTGGGAAGATGTCACAGATGCCAGTGATGTCACTGGTTTTACAACAGGAACAGTGTTGGTTGGTACCGATAAGAAACAGAAAACAACGGTAGCGGAAAAAGTTGTGGATGTTGTTGAGCATGGGATGCTGGAGAAGCTCTCGGATAAAAGTCTAATATCAACAATTGTACAAAATGGTTACGGATGGTCAGAATATAATGAAATGCTATCTGAGAGAACAACTAGTTATTGGTCAGAAGTAGTCAGAGATAATGGGTCTACTGTTGTAGACTTAGGAGAGAATGCCGAGCCAGAGTTGAAATATTATCTAAACCCACTTATCAATGGCGACTCAGTAAAAATAGCAGAAGAAACACTGAATACTAGAGGAAGGCTCATAAAAAAAGATGAACAATCAGACGGAGTGTTCATAAGTATTGCTGGGGATCCAAATGAAGAAAGCACCAACTTGGGAAAAGTTTTTAAAAAAACCATAAATTTTCCAAGCGATATGGCGAACGATCCTGGGGAGAGAGAAACATTAGCAACCTTCGAAGGTTTTGTTGGAAAAAAAATATACTCTTACAACTTTAAGGTGCTTTCACAGTTCAAGTCTGCACTGGATGCTCCTTGGTGGGTCATGGTTGGAGGTGTAAAAACAGCTGTTCTTTGGAGTTGGTTTGAAGGATTGCAAACTCCTGCGGAATTCATGAAAAACTTGGTTAAGGTGGCATATGTTGATACGCTTATCAAACTGTTTGACGATGCAGGAGATGGAGACTTAGTTGATACCATTGGAGAATACTTCGAAGCCTCAATAAATAATACAGATTATTTAGATGTCATCATAGCACCTATCATAATTGATAAAGAAATTATCAGACGAGTTGAATATTTCAAGGAGTTGTTAAATTTAACTGAAGATGGCGACCTTACAGATGAAGAGCTGAATCAGGCAGAGAAGGAAGCTCTAGAAGCATTTCTAAGTGGAGATTTTGATGAAGAAGCCACAACTCTAGATAAGTCCGATATTGAGGGTAGGAGAAAATATTTTAAACAATGTGCCTTAATGTTGAATATGCCAAAGCTCCACTCTATATATCAAAACAAAATAAAAGAAATTTACAAAAACGACATACCATACCATGGCAGGTTCATAACATTGCAGTGTAATTCTATTGAACAAGAAGCCATGTTATCCAGTCTTGTGTCCTCAGAAAAAGAGCAAGACTTATTTGAACTGGCTCCACACAAAGTAACAACTCTTATGCCAAAGATCCGTCTCTATAAAGTTTTCGGATCAGGAGAAAGCGGAAAAGAGGTTGAGTTCATCTTTAATAGACATGCAACTACAGATAGAGATGCTGCTGGTGCTTCTCCTCAGACAAAATTTATGGAGACCAATTTTGACAAAGGAACGGGAGTTGGACTAAAGGAGTTCTCTTTTGAGTTTAATGGAACAAATCCTGCCGAAGCTAGGAATGATATTAAAGCTAGCCTTACTCTTTATTTCCAGTCCTTTTCAGACTTCATTCGATATAGAAAAAGTTACGATGATGAACTTTATAGATATGTCGATTTGGTAATACAACCAACACCTGATAAAGATAATAAAGCAAACGGCATCCATATCAAGTCAGACAGACAATATGAGCCACAGTTTTATAGAATTAGAGCAGAAGTCGGATACTACCTTCCATCAGAAAAAGATGGTTTTACAAAAGATGAAATCGAAGCCATTAGGGTTTCCAACAAATCGTTTTTCCTAAATATGGTCGACCATGACATCAGCTTTGGTAAAGATGGAACAGTACAGATATCAATAAGCTACAGAGCATATCTAGAGTCACTATTGAAGCATCCGAGATTAGATGCCCTTGCTTCACCGGGACTAATTAAAAAGAGAGAGGAAAACGGAGCTGAGTTGGCAAAGCAGATGCAAAAGAAAGAGTGCAGTTTGACACAACTCAAAGAGTTGCAAATATCTCTCGCAGCGCAAGAAGAACTGATTGTCAAACAATCGCTATCCTCTATCATTAAAAGATTACGAAAAAGAAAAGTTATCTACAACGTAAAGATTAATGAAGGAAGTAAAGATTTCTTTCACAAAAATGGCTATTTCAGAAAGTGCGGCTTGGAAACCACCAACGTTACTGAGGCAACTGGAGACTCTGCAGATATTAGATTGGTTCTAAACACAGAACTTCCAGAGAACTCTGAGGACTTTAACTTTTTAGATACGGAAAATAGAAATATACAGTTTTTCTATTTTGGAGACCTATTATATACCATACTCGATTGTGTGTATGCTGAGAGGGGTATATATAGGGTAAACACTGGTTTTGAGAGAAGTTCTGTCATACTAGGTTCATTTGAGTTTGAAGCATTCCAAGAAAGCGAGTATGGAAACACAATATACAACATTGCAGATATACCAATTTCGGTTGACTTTTTTTCACGATGGTTTGTTGACAACGTTGTGAGTCAAAAAACTACACGTAAAACATTCCCAGTTATGATGTTTATTCGTAACCTATCGAACCACCTCATAAAACCGTCATTGCTGGAAAACTGCGTAAATAGAAACGTTGAAAGCCGCCTAAGGTTTCAGACTGCTCAAGTTTCCGCGTGGAATTCAGGTGGTGGCAATCCACTTCTCGATGCATACTCAATGGAGGGAGATAAATCTAGAAACGTTGTTGCCCTAAACATTTCAGATCTTAGGGCAAAAAAAACATTGCCATTAAAGGGCGGACCAGAAGTTGATGCAGAGTCTAAATTTCAAGACTTCCACAATTTCATAGTCCTTAGTGCACTTGGTTCAACATTAACTTATACAGGGACAGGAAAATACTCAGAAGATATAAAAAATGGCCGGTTTCATATAAATATCGGACAGAACTCCGGACTTGTAAAGAACTTATCAATAAGCAAATCAGACCAACAATATATCCGTGAAGCAAGATTTTTTCAAAATGGTATTGATGGTTTGTTGCAGCTATCCGCTGTATATAAAGCCACTATTGAGATGTTTGGAAACACAATGTTTTATCCCGGAATGGAATTTTTCTTTAATCCATTTGGCATAGGAGGGACAGAACTTGGTTCTCCGACCAATAGAAAGTCTGTTGCTAACAAACTCGGCTTCGGGGGGTATCACACCATTACCTCAGTAAAGTCCTCCATAGGGCCGGGGAAATTCTCAACAACAATTGTTGGACAGCAATACTATTCTGGTGATGGAAGTGGCAATCCGAACTTGCCCAAGAAAGATGATAGCGACACGAGACCAATACTTATTGGAGATTATGTACCAGAAAACTCAGACAACCCCGGTGCTTATCAAAATTGCAAAAACGTTATATTGGAAGCACAAAGCGACAAGTTCCTAGAAGACACCCCTAGTGAAGAGGTGATACCTACTTCTTCAACTGACAATGGTGGATCGATATCTAGCGTGGAAATTGCCTCAAACGATGATGTAGGCTTTGAGGAAGGAGATCCTGGGGTCGTAACCGTCCAACTCATCGAGTTTGTCGACCCGCCAAATGTATCTACAGTAGATGTTGATGAACCAAGAGTGGCTCCTGTGGAAACAACGACTGAAGAAGAAAAGCAAGAAAAAGAAGAAGAAACTACTGTTGAGATAACACAAGAAGAAATAGACACTGAAGAGAAATCTGTAAGTTCTTATTCTGGTCAATATGTAATGACGCGAAAGTCAAGTGAGACACAAATGATTCAAGATATTGTGGATGGTGACTATGTCGAAACCAATAAAGGTAACACCTACTTCCTCCCATTGCTAGAAATAGTTGCAGAAGGAGAATCCAAATATGGAGAACCTATTTTAGTACCCGCATCAGATGACTGGAGAATAGTAAAATGACAAAATTTAACGGAAAAAACAGTTTAAAAACTAGCAGGTTAGCATTCGAAAGAGCCAAATATAAGACAGAAGCCTTTGAGGAGACAGACGTTCACGTTAAAGACTTTAATTTTGCAGAAAGAACTTTCTATGGCCGCGTTAATAGATTTTTAGAACCAGTCATTGTCTCTGAAGAATTTCTAAAACCAATATCTTCGGCTAGTCCTGATCCTTCTAGCTTTAGAGCAATCAACTTTGTAGCAGATCAATACTTAGATATGGAATTGCATTTTTCAAAAGCATGTCGCATGGGGGCCATACCCATCGATGATCCTGTTTTGTCTAGTTTGAAAGTCAAGAGAGCATACGAGAGTCCGTTGCAAGTTTTCAAACAAACATCTAGAAAGCAAATGTATTCTATATTGGATAATTTTATCTCACTAAATAAGAAGAGAGTCAACTCACTATCAGACTTCCTAACACTGTTCGTAAACTTTTATACATCTAATGATGTATCGAACACACTGATACTATCAGACTTTATGAAGTCGCAAAACTCTTCTCCATATGTAAGTGGCTTATGCATTGATATAGCAGGACTAAGCTATTCTGATGACAGACAGAAAGAAACACAAATGTTAAATTCACCAGCATTCAAATACTATATGAACATAGCTAAGCAGTATGGCTTCTCAGTGCATCAAAACAATCCGGGTGTGCTGATATCAGATCTTGCCTCACCAGTGACAAAGGAGTATAGAAGTAGATATGATCTAACAACAGTGCAATCAATCTTTGACATTCAATATGAAAAAACAGTTTTTTATGATTTGAAATATTTAGAAGAACTACTGATAGATACATACAATACATATGTTAGTAATAATCCTTACAATACATATTATAAATCATGTAATAACAATACAGTATCTTCAATTACTATAATTAATAATTCATATAGTATAGATTATAATTATATAATTAATATATATATAAATATGAAAAACTTTTTTGAGGGTTCACCATTATCCCCAGCGGTGCGGAACCAAGTTATTCAGACTGCTCAGAGTATTGGCAAATACGATAAAGAAAAGACCTTGCTTTACATTGAAGATCAATTTAAGTCTCATTACAACCAGAAAGACGGCTCATTAACTTATTTTAGAAAAAGAACAAAAAACACTTGACAGACCTCCGTTAACATGTTATCTTATAGTATCAGCTACTAATACATTATAACACATTTCGGAGGACAACGCAAATGTTTTTTCAACTTTTAGACAACAAATTTGACTGCGCAGGCACATATCTAGATGGCCAGTTTGTTTGGGATAGAGTCCCAAAAGGCTTATCTAAAACATGGTCATACTCAGAACATCTGTATGGCATGGATATTGATTATGCTCAACTGCTGGTGGCTGGTAAGTCACTCAACGACGTTTGCCCACCTCACCTATCTGAACGATGGGCAGAAACATCCAAGCTACTTAAGAGCCACTACAAGGCTGCTAACACATCGGGAATAGACGTTGCAAATGTTTGTTTCTACGATTTAGTTCCTCAGAAGCATTTGCAACATTACTTCGATACGAAAACTCAAATAACAAAATGGATATTTGAAAACGTGGAGAAGCCACAACACTACACTTTATTAAAACGCACACAAGCAGCCGTGAAAGAACTGAGAAGATACCCAGTGAACCTTAACTCATTCGCTGTCTATTGTCATGCAGCAGATGATATGAAAGCAAAATACCTATATGAACAGTTTGTGGCCTCTACACCATTTGTAGATTATGATATATTCGGAACCATCACAGGACGAATGACAACAAAGAAAGACTCTTTTCCAATATTAAATCTTAAAAGAGAACTAAAAAAACACGTTCGGCCAAACAATGATGTGTTTTTAGAGTTGGACTTCAATGCAGCCGAAGTCCGAACGATGTTGGCCTTACAAGAACATGAGCAACCAGAGGAAGATATTCATGAATGGAACATTAAAAACATTTTTAAACAAGACCTTAGCCGAGAAGAAGCTAAAACAAAACTATTTGCATGGCTCTACAACCCAGAGTCGCAAACTATCAAATCCCATTTCTACGATAGAGAAAGCCTTAGAGAAAAATATTATGATGGAGAACAGGTGCAAACCCCATTTGGCAGATCAATCACTGCTCCCGTTCGAAAGGCACTTAACTACTTACTACAATCAACTTCCTCAGACAACACTCTTGACAGATTTTGCAAAATTTCTAACTTTCTTAGGTCAACGAGATCCCATGTTGCTTTCGTTGTTCATGATAGCGTTGTCATCGACCTACACAAAGATGACAGGTTGTTGATACCAGAATTATCAGAGATGTTTGCAAATACAAGACTAGGTAGGTTTAAGGTTAACTGCTCAATCGGTAAAAACTTGGGCAGCATGAGGAAATTTGAGTGGTAAAACAAAAGTGCCAAGTCGGAGAGTTGATAGTGGTAACGGAAGAGAAGTCCTCTGGTATACCAAAAGGCTCCATCGGCATCATAACTAAAATTGAACTAATAACAAAAAAAGATTATATATTTTGGGTTATTATTGGAGGTTTCGAACCAGCATTGCCATTGTGGCAAGAGGAGTTCGAAGTTTTAGATGGTAAGCGGTGACCTTGTTTATATTTCAAACAGTCCTTGGGACAAAAGATCTCTATTTGGGTATAAAAATGGAGATCTTGGAATTGTTTTGGAAGTGTTCCCATACCCAGAACAAATTAGCTTACCTTCAATAAGAGTTTTTATCTTTGTCTCTGAAAAGATAGTTACAATACCAATATTATATGCAACAAAATCAGGAGAATAAAATGATCTTAATAGGTCTAGGCGAAGCGGGAAAGAACATCGTAAAATTGTTCAAGCCACATACTAAAAATTATAAAGTTATAGTTTTTGATAATAATGAAGGTCTTCAACCTCAAAAAACTGTTGAAGAGTATGATGAGCATCCTGTCAAGGTGACATCTAGAGGGCTCAAGGCTCACTCTGAAGGCGTTTTGTTTGTATGTGGGTCTGGTAAGGTTGCCGGAGCATCATTGCGTGTCCTAGAGGCATTCCCGGACCATCAAATAACTGTTGTATACTTAGTACCAGACTTGGAGTTTTCAACTAGAGAAGAAAAGATGAGACATCGTACACACTTCAATGTCTTGCAAGAGTATGCAAGATCTGGAAAGATAAAAGAAATGCTTATTTTAGACAATAAAACAATGACCTCGCTAAACGGAGCAGGTCCAATATCAAACTATTATGAAAAAGTAAATTTCTTTATCTATTCAACTCTTCAGAACATGTTTTATTGCTCAAACGTAGAAGCTGACTTTGGTAGACTTCATATGCCAAAAGATATTTCTAGAATATCAACACTTGGCCTCGCTAAGTTACAAGATGCTGAAGAAAAAAAGCTTTTTCCACTTGACAACATTACAGAGACATGTTATTATATGAATATAGAAGAAGAGGATTTGGATAATGATGAAACAGTGTTGCCAACTTGTCAGCAAATTGTCCGTGAAAATATTTCCAAAGAAAGAGAGTCTTCTTTTGCTATTTGGAGATCTTCCGAACACAATTTCTACATCACTAAGCACTACACTCACTATATTCAGAACTAGCAAATATTCACATAGCGCCATGTTATCGAGAGCACTAAGTGCACAATGATACAACTCAGATGTATTTATAAGTGAAGCAGGATGTTTCATTTTACAAAGACTGGAGGAAATGTCATGGACAGAGAAAGAATAGAGCAAGAGTTGACGGACATGTTGGAAGCCGAAAGAAGAATGTTGGAAGCATTAGCGTCTAATATGGGAAGTGAAAGAGAGCAAAAATATATCTGTGAAAAAATATTTGAAGTAGTAGAATATATCGTAACACTTAAGGAATATTTAGAGAGAATAAGATGATTAAAATAACAGACTTGGTCTACTGCGCAAACAAAAAACTGTTTGGACAGATAGTAAGAATAAGAAATGGCTTTGTAACAATGTTTTTTGTTACCGGAGAAAAAGTCAAAAAAAATAAAAAAGACATTTATAACGTCGATAACCAATGGAGGATGAATGGTTGAACAAATTTATTATAGCATGTGGGGTAGCCAAAGCGAAGAGCACAAAGACTACTTCTACACAATAGGAACAATTGCGAACTGGATTGGTTATGCACTAATAGGTCCGAGACACACACCTTACACAACAGAGATTACGCCTCTGTCAAATATAGCAGTGCTACAAACAAAAGAAAAGTTTGGTTCACCTAGAGTCTACGTCTCATTCTCGAAAGAGACACATCTACAAGATGCAAGACATTATAGACAAGTCTACAAAACAGCAATCAAACTCTTTCCTCAATATGAGAAATCCATCAGAGATGGGATGGACTACTCAACTTATCTATTTGACACAGAAGAAGAGTTACAGGAATACATCAAGACTAAAATAGAGTGGGCAGAGAGAGTCAGAGACAATGGCGAGACAAACGATGATTGGTTCACCGTAAAGATGGACTCAATTAGGGAAAATGAAACTTTTATAAAAAAAGTTTGCCTTTTTACTTGACAAGACATCTTAAACATGTTATATTATAAGTATAACAAATGAGGAAAACAAAATGGAATTCGTAATAATAGCTTTCCTATTCTTCTTTGCCTTTACTTTATTCTGGCAATGGTTAGATGATAGAGAGTAAAAAAACTTTAAAAAAATACTTGACAAGGTATCAAAACTATGTTATATTATAATAGTCAAACAATATTCTAGGAGGAATTATGACAACAACAAACAACACAAATACTATGACCGTTTACACCGGAACTTTCGTAACACAACGTGGTGAGCAGCGAACAATGAACTTTATTCGCATTTCAGAAGCACCAGATGGGGTATTCCCTATGACCTTGCGTTCACGCAATTTACAACCCGGCTATGAAACCGTGTGGGACATTGACCGTCAACAATACCGCACATTTAACTCCAACACTCAAGTTGGATCTATCTCGAGTTCATCTCGTGACGTAAGCATTAGATTGTTCTAAAAATACTCCAAGGTTGAAGGTTTGCCGCTACCTACCAAAAGGCGGCCTGTTTTACCAACCTCCTTCGGTAAGGTTTGCGGTCTACCTTAAAGGCCGCTTTTTTTCTTACGACTAGTAATCTCCATAAGAGAACCTTGGAAGATGAATTCGTGAGATTTGAAACAGGAGGCTGTGTGCTTATTTTTATAATAACTTTGTTGGTTTCGTATGAGGATCCTCAAATCATCGAGAGCGAAATCAAACCACCTCCTCTTTCTTCACCTTATTAGCTCGACTGTACGGTTGCAGATAACTAACGGGGGCAGGCGTTCTATAACGTTAGAATTGTGGGGTTCAAATCCCTACTCGAGCATAAATTTACAAAAACCGAAAATCGTCAAAATTTTTTTTCGACACTTTTTTGAGATTGCGAAAAAAACTTTAACTTTTTACTTGACAAACCTTTTTAAATATGTTATAATATAGTATAACAAAAACGAATTACAAATGGGGACGGGATGAAAAAATAGCCTGTCTACCTTAGTGATAAAACACAATAAAATAAACAAACCATATAGGAGTAAATTATGGCTTTAAACTTAACACAAATGGCTGCAAAGCTAGCACAATCAAAAAACGGTGGGAAATCCTCCGGACGCAAGAGTACAATGTGGAAACCAAGCGCAGGCGACCAAAACATTCGTATTCTACCAACAGCGGATGGCGATCCGTTCCGTGAGTTTCACTTTCACTACAATGTAGGAAAGAATCCTGGAATTTACTGCAACAAGCGAAATGATGGCGGTGAATGTGCCATCTGCGACTTCGCATCAAAACTTTGGCGAGAAGGAACTCAATCTGATGATCAGAACCTTAAAAACGAAGCCAAGAAATTGTTCGCGCGAAAGCGTTATTATTCACCTGTTCTTGTAAGAGGTCATGAAGCCGATGGTGTAAAAATCTGGGCTTATGGTAAAACAGCTTATGAAACTCTTTTAGGATACGTGTTGGACCCTGACTACGGTGACATCACAGATTCTGAAACTGGAACTGACATTAAACTGACTTACACTCTGGCCTCAGGCCCTGGTGCATTTCCAAAGACAGCATTGCAACCCCGCCGTCGTCCATCGATCTTATGTGACGATAGCATCGCAGACTGCCAACAGTTGCTAGACTCAGTTCCTGATATTGATAAGTTGTTCGATGTTAAGACTTCGGAAGAAGTGCAAACTCTGCTGGATGGTTACCTGTCCTCCGACTCTTCAGCAGAGTCCTCTTCTAACGAGACTCAACAATATAACAAGAAAACAGGTGAGTCAGTAGATAAAGCTTTCGCGGCGTTCATGTCTGAAGAATAATCCTCCTGTGTTGTTTAGGGTTTTGCCGTTCCCCCTTGTCTCAAAGGAACGGCCTTTTTTATTTATAGGAGATATTATGTTATGGAAAAGAAACATTGACAGCAACATAAAAACTGTCGAATTAAGAAATAGCCCGGTCATTATCAGGGTTAATAAGTTTGATGAAAAGTCAGCGCAAGAGTTTGCAAACAAAATTGCCCAAGCACATAATACAGGTCAAAAAGTCATTCCAGTAGTTATCGATTCTTATGGAGGCCAAGTCTACTCTTTGATGTCAATGATTGCATCAATCAGAAACTCAGAGCTGCCAATCGCTACAATCGTTGAAGGAAAAGCCATGAGTTGTGGAGTCATTCTATTTTCTTGTGGGGATGAAGGATATCGTTACATTACTGAAGATGCAACATTGATGGTGCATGATGTTAGTTCGGTGGCTTGGGGTAAAAACTCTGAAATCCAAGCTAGCGCGGAAGAAGTAAAGCGTTTGAATGATAAGATCTATAAGATTTTGTCAAAAAATTCAAACAAATCAGAGAAGTGGTTCAACAAGAAGTTGAATGATAAGGGCCGGTCTGACTGGTTCATTGATGCCAAAGAGGCAATTGAGATAGGTCTTGCTGACAAGATCGGCATGCCGAAGCTAGAAATGAAAATAAAATTAGAAATTGATTTACAACAGGAGGTAACATGAGGTTACTATTATTAATGCTCTTCGCTTGCGGAGAGAAAGAGGTTGCAACAGATGCAACTACAGCAACTCAAGTTGTTGAAACACAAACTTTGGAGACAACAGATGAAAAAACTACAGACGCTTCAATCGAAGTTACTAAAGATGCTACTAGTGTCACATCTGGAGAATCTAAAGCAGAAGTCACAGCGACTTCAAACCAAACTACTAATACAAACGAAGGAGTAACAAATGATTAGTTTATTAATGACACTGTTCCTAGCATGTGGGGACAAAGAAGAAGAGTTGGATACAGCAGTAGATACTGAAGAGACAACCGAAGAAACTGCTGAAGAAGCAGAAGACACCGCAACTGAAGGTTCCGAAGAGGAAACAGGCGAAGAAACTGAAGAGTCGGAAGAGGGCTCTGAAGAAGGTGAAGAGTAATGACCAAAGCAGGTAAGATTGATATTAATGCAATGAAGAAGTTTGTCAACAAAAAAGTTGGCTTAAACATCGCTCATGATCTTAATGAAGACAATCCTACCGAGGTCAAAGAATGGATTCCAACTGGCTCACGCTGGTTGGATTCTATCACTTGCCGAGGTAAGATGGCTGGAATCCCCGTTGGGAAGATCACTGAACTTGCCGGTTTGT